CTGGCTCGGGTAGGGGGACGGTAATGGGTTGTAGTTTCGGTTTCGGGGGTTCGGGCTTAATGATTCCCGACTCGATGGCGATACTTTTTATCTGGGCGGTAAGTCTCGAGGGCAGACTCGGGGCGGCATGGGCGGCCCCTGGCAGGAGGATGATGGCGAGGGCCAAGATCCACACGAAGCGATTAATATGACTTCTCCACTAACTGCGATCAGTTTAGAGAACTGGGGGGAAAAGTCAATTGTGGTTATGTATCAATCTAGGAGAGTGGTACTTTCATCCAATTTAAGCTCCTCCCAGACCTCATTCCAGTCTATTTTTAGCTTATTCTTAGCATATCCGTGAGCCTTCTTCTCCAGGCGCTCATACCGTCCAGGGAACTCGTCGTTTAGCCATATCCCGAACGAGGCCGGGTTCTGGTGAGAAGACTTGGGACCGACAGAATGGCAGGAGGGACAGAGACGAAGTAAGTTATTCAGATCGGCACAAGTGGCAGCATAGGTAACTGGCATAATATGCGCCGCATGGAAAACGGGAGACTGCTTGTGGCATCTTTCGCAGGTATCTCCCGATTCCCTGACGATCTTTTTCGCCAAGTCGATGCAGGACTGCTTGCTGTGTTTTCTCATCTATCTCACGCCCTTCCTCTATTAACCTTATAGACCACGGGTTAATGATTTGATACCCTCGCCAGCCTCGATACATATGTTGCCGTCGGCCCATAGTCGGTCGAACTTGACCCACCCGAGACCTCCTTCGATCTCGATGTGGCCCTCGTACTTCGTAGAAAGGTCGACCCTCCCAACATAGTCACTCCAATAGGAATCGCCCTTCTTAAAATCTTTCTTCCCGAGAGTCAGAACACTCACTATACTTCCTCCTTGTTACTCTTATTACTGTCCCCCCTGTAGTCAGGGAGTGCTTGGAGCCGGGCTCTCTTCGGGTTGTATGTAGGCGAGGGGTCTACCCCGTAGGCAGCCCTGAACCGCTCCCGAAGGGTACCGCGGATGTTCTTAAACTCTTTCCATTCCTCAAAGCTAGCCCGAGTCTCGGAGTTTTCAATCTCGTCTACCACGTGAACTGCCCAATCAGCTGTTTCGGCTTGCGCCCTAAGAATAAGAGCGTGGAGGTCCTCCACACGAATCAATCCGTTAGTTAGTGGCACCCACTCTTCTAGCTCGGGGTAATCCTTTGGGTCGTATTTCAGCTTCTCAATCTCTGCGGTGTAATCGGTCATCCCTTCTCCTCCCCATCAATGATCGAATTGAGATGATCAACATCAACCGCTACCTTCCAAAGAGAGTGAGCAAGCTTCGGAAGACGCACTCCTATCTTTCGTAGTCTGTGCCCCCTACCAATCACAGATTGCTTTTTCACATTCATGAGTTCCGCCAGCTGCTGGGCGGTCTGCCCCGAACGGCACGCTAGCACCCACATCTTGACGAACTCTTCGTTAGTAAGACATCCTTTCACGATTTTATCTCCCCCAATTCCTTAATGTGGTCAGTCATCCATCGGTCTACTCTCTTGATAAGGGCGGAGGCGTAGGAGGCGGCGTAGGAGGCGGCGTAGGCGGCGGAGGAGGCGTAGGAGGCGGCGGAGGCGGAGGAGGAGGCGGAGGAGGCGGCGGAGGCGGCGTAGGAGGCGGAGGAGGCGGCGGAGGAGGCGGCGGAGGCGGCGTAGGCGGAGGAGGCGTAGGCGGCGTAGGCGGAGGAGGCGGCGGAGGAGGCGGAGGAGGCGGCCTCTCTATTTTTAGCTGTATCACTGGCTAGAACCTTCTTGGCAGCCTCGATAGCCTCACGGGGTCGTTTATCATCTGGATACTTCTTCTCGAAGTTCTTTAGAACCGACTCTGCCGCAAAGATAGCCAAAGCCATAGAGTCTTTCTTCTGCCATTTCCAAGCCCGGATGATCCGCATCTCGGAGGAGCACCACTTATCTTTATCCTTGAGGCTCTTACCCTTGACCTCGACTTGAGATAGCACGCTTCCTGGGACGTAGGAGAGGGCTTGGTAGACAGTCGGGGAGGAGTGAAGACCGGAACTGCACATCTCCAACTTCCCGTCATGCTTTACCCACTCGCCCAGCTTCCACTTCTGATTGCCGGAAGCTGAGACTATCTTACCTCGCTTGAGGTTGAGGAACTTGTAGTGCTTAGTCATGATTGCGGCCAAGGAAGTAAGCCTGAGAGCCAAAGGAGTAAGTTTGCGAACCAAATCAAACCCCAAAACAAAATAATGATTCCCAGAAGGGCGTAGACGAAGATTATAATAGAACCAAGGACAATTCGTAGATTATTCATTTTCTCTCCTCTCGATTAAGTTCAGCCAACTTCATCACAATCAGTCTCCGCCAACTTCCACCACCAGAAGCATGAGAATCGAGCCACTCTAACGCATTTATCTGCCCCCGCTTATAGCCTCGGCGTTCGACTTCTTCAATCACTTCTTCTATCTCGGCAGACGGGTAGGGGTTACTCATCTTGCAAATCTTGCACTTTCTTTATTTTTAGGCACTTGGTGCAATAGTAAGTAACGGTCCCCTGAATATAGGAAGGCACGCCCGGTTCCCATGGTTGGCAATGACTCTGCACTCGCCAGTCGTGCCTACATTTAGTTGTAGGGTTACTCATCGTAACTCCTCCCAAGAACACCGTTGCTGGAGCAATCCACTTCACGCCACCCTTTCCCAGCGCTTGCGCACCCGTCCGTGCTTAAGCCAGAAGTCTCGTTCTTTGATAGTCCCCAAAAAGCACTGCCGAGCCCATTCGTTGGTGTATCCAACCTCCTGACCGATCTTCGACCAACTAATGCCTTGCTGGCGCAGCTTGATAATCTCCACACGCCTTGGCATGTACTCTTGGGCCCAAAGGTGCAGGTCGGCGAGGAATTGCGGGTCGTCGTATGCAAGCTGTTCCATCAGAATGGGATGTTGTCAATGTTGATCTCATCATCGCCCTTAGGCTCGGGCAGAGGGGCCTTCTCGGGGGTTGACTGGTCGGCGGTCGTCTTAGCACTCTGCATCGGAGCTGCCCGGAAGAAGATCTCATAGTCATTGTAATACTTGCCCTTGCGCTTCGGAGAGTCTTTGGTTCCCAGGAAGACGATTCGCACCTCGGAGCCGATGGTAACTTGTCTCATCTGTCCGTCAATGACTGTCGATCCCCAGACATCCTGGACCGAACCATCTGGCTGTTGCAGGGTGTACATATTCGAGTCATTCTCGCCCACGTGTTCTTTCTTCCCGACGTAGACACCACCTACCTCATCTCCCGCTGCCTCGGGCTTCCACGCTGAGCCCAACTCCACCTTCTGCCAATCACTGTCACTTGCCATGACTAGCCTCCTTTCCGACCATCTCTGGTCGCTTTAATTTACGTAACTCCTTACCTAATTCTTCCCTGCCCCGCCACAACGCCAAGGTATGTCGCCACATATCCATGCACTGATTCACCGACAGCCCCAGAGCCGAAGCGTAGACGGGGCTGACCTTGCCCTGCTTAGAGCAGCCCAGCGCCAGCAAGTCATCGGGATATTCCCCTGTCTCTTCCCCGTAGGCCAGGGCGTAAGCTCCGAGCTGAATGAAGTTGTCGGCGTAGATCCCAAGCGGAGCTGTTCGGGAATAGTTTGACGTTTTAACGTCCGTCCAAACAAGTTTGCCGTTTATCTTCAGGAGTGCATCTGCCGTCCCGCAATAATCCCAGACCTTAGAGTAGACGACCCGCTCGGCCTCAAGCGTCTTAATGCCAGACTGTGACTCGTACCACTTCACGAAGGCTTCGTAGGATTTCAGGGCTTCAAGATCGGAGGCGTCTAGGTCCGCAGCTAGCGGAAGAACATCTGGCTCGACCTCGCCACTCTGGACGAGCAGGTAGGTCTCGATCAGCCCATGAGCTACTTGTCCAGTATCGGCTCCCTTGTCGCGCTTCTTGGAATGGGCAGATCGAGCATCCTCGAGAAGTGTTTGGAGGTGCGCCACAGTAAATTCAGAGAGAGGCTTGATCGCCGCAAGGTGAGGGTCGTAGACGGGCCTGACCTTGGTTTCATCTTCCCCGTAGATCTCCTCAAACTTCTGACCAAAAAGATGCTTCAATGCCTCGTCCATCGGCCAAAGCATGAGTCCCGGCTTGGACAGGGTGCTAAGGATGGTGTTCACGCCCCGCTTGGTGGCAAACGGCCCACCATCAACCGAGACTTGGTAGCGGTGAGTCTCCTCGGCCAGATGAACTACGACTTTGCCATCGTAGAGCTTACTCTCCAGGGGCATCTAGCTCCTCCTTATTCTTGATCTGGCGAAGCAGCCGGTCAGTCTCTTCGAGCTTCTCAGAGATTATCTGGAAGACATCGAGCGGGATCGATACCACCTGATTATCGGAAGTGATTGTGACCGCCATAGTCATATCAAGTAGGCTACGAGCCAGCCCGAGCCGTACAAGGGCGCCGTTCATCGCCTCAACCTTCATGGCCCTAACAGTGTCCTCCATTTGCGTCCTCCGTTCCTTACTTGCTTCCAATCTAGCACACCTACTTCTTATTGTCAATAACCCTAGAGCCGGAGAACATAGACTGCACCATGTCAAGATCGGCACTGTCCTCGTGCAGCCAGACGTTCTCGGACCGGAAGTTGTAGCCGCGGGTGAAGATGCCCCGATTGCGGTTCTTAAGAAGTGTAACCTTGACCGCGTTAATGTCCTTTTCGGGGTTCTCTAGTTCGCGCCAGATCATCAGCACAATGTCGGAGTCTTGGGCAATAAAGGAGGAGTCGCGCAAGTCGTCTAGGTGAGGCTTCTCGCCCCGCACGATCTTGCGGACATGAGCCAGAAGCATCACCGGAATGTCGTACTTGATCGCCACCCGCTTAAACTCTTTGGTGATCTTGCCGATCTCGGAGGCCGCAAACTCAATCGAGCGAACGAAGTAGTGGAGGTGGTCGATGACCACGAGAGCCGCCCCGTCCCGCTTGGCTTGCATAATGAGTGGGTCGATGTCGGCGTACTCAAGTTCGTCAGCCATCTGGTAGAAAAGCGGCCTGCCACCCATCGAAGTCCCTTCATCACTCGCCATCTTCTCGAAGCGCGCCGTCAGCTCGGGCTTCGTCATCTCTAGACTCACAAAGAGGACAGGATGCTCCTTAAGCACGCGGTAGGAGATGTTGACCGCCAATTGAGTTTTCCCGTGAGCGGTCTGGCCTGAAACGATGATAAGCTCGCCCCCCACAAGTCCCTTAGTGAGATCATCGAGTGAGGGGTAGCCAGTCGAGAGTCCCTGCATCTGGCCAAAGTTTGCCACCCGCTCTTTGGCGAAATCAAGGTACTCATCAACGCTGGCCAGCTCGGGTAGCTTCTTCGGCTGAGGAATAACCTCGGGATCGCCGAGCAGTTCGTTTGATACAAATTGCTTCTCCTCTGGTGTCCAGCGAAAGCGGTCAATATTTACGAGCTTGCGAGCCATGCGATCTCCTTCCTGATCTCCTCGCCGAGCATGGTGAGTACCATCTCGCATATCTTAACTCTCGGCGCATCACCCTCGACTACCCGTTGGGCGTGGAGATGCTGCCACTCTCGCAGCATCTCGCGTAGGAAGTCCAAGTTAGAAGGAGTCCCAGATTGGGTCATAGTTCGCTGGCCTCTTTTTAGGGCTAGTAGGCTTGGGGGTATTGGTGTCCTTGCCAATAGGGGGCTTTTTGCTAGTGGTGGGTTCACCAATAGCCACTCCCCATTGCTCGTAGTCTTTGACGAGCCCCCAAACTCGCGCCTCTCCTGGGGCAGTATCCTGTGAATAAATAACTCCTAGCTTTTTTAGGCTATGCATAGATCTAAAAGCGTTGCTACGGTCTAGCCCGCACATTTTGGCCACCCTACCGTAACTGATCTTGGCAGACTTCTTATGGTAGCCATAGGTGAGTCGACTGATAGCGAACAGTACCCTAAAATCAGTACCACTTATCTGAGCCATAGCCAGAGCTTCCCATAACTCAGTAGCTATTCTGATATATCCCTCTTTGACCTGTGGCCTTGCCATCTTTCCTCCTAAAAACACGAGTCGGCCCCCCAAGTACAGTGAGGGGCCGACCCTTGCTTTCGAAAAGCCGCTGTACTCGGTATGATTCTTATGCTACGCCCTCAACCAAAAACCCACAAGGCTTGATTTCCTTGTGGGTTAGTGGTGTTATCGGTTGTTTCCACCCACGGCGGGCTGAATTAAGTAAGCCCAGTCACCTTGATACTGATAGTCCTGCTTGGCTGGCTGTATAGTCCCGCGCTGCGGAGCAATCGTGGACCCAGAGGCCACTTGATCTCTTATCCCCACGAGCAGTACGGCTCCCACGATGACTAACAGCAATCCGATTGCGATTACGTGTAGCTTTTTCATATTGCCCACCACATTATCCAGGCCAGCCACCATCCGATCACAATTCCACAAGCTCCGAATGCGAACGTCAAAACCCAGTCGGTTTTCGCGGAATTGACTTTCTTCCAACCTCGTGCGTACTTGCCTAACATGCTTTCACCTCCTTTCTTACGCTTACTCTATAGCTGACCAGTAGGAGAAGGAGTCTCAAATTCCAAGACCTACCGATCAGCTAGGAATAGTCTCTCCCCTGCGCGCAGCAGTAGGCTATCCAACTATATTTAGCCTAGCGGCGTTGGCTGCCACATTAAGGCACCTACTGCCACGCGGCGGGGAAAGACTATCATCTCTACCAAGTGAACCGAGGAGCGATTAGTTTATTCTGGTTCGACTCCGCAAGCCTTAATAAATCGGGCTTGGTCGAACTTGGGGTTTGTTACTGATAGGGCGAGGGCGAGGTTGTTGACGATGTGCTCAAACGCCTCGTGTACGACTTCGTCTCTAAGGTCAAACTGTTTTAGGTCGTTGAATGACTCTCGGAGGCTCTCCGCAATTAGCTCGAAGTCTTTTTTAGTCATTGTCTTTTCCCTCCTGATCCTCCCAATCAAGCACGGACTGCCGATAGGCGATAGGATCGACTGAGTAGAGGGTTTCGCTGGGCGAGTAGATGAGCTGTCCGATGGTAATTTCTGGGAAAAGCTCATCCAGCCACTCGTCATGTTGGGGGTTGCGGTCAATGGAATCTTCACTCATGGTGATTGTTCTCCTGACTTTCCTCGGTTCACTTGGTAGAGATGATCTATAGATAGCATGAGTGAGAGCAAGCGGTGACTGCGTGCGGTTGGGTTAGAAGTCTAGTAATTCTCCTTGAAGAGTATCTACCCTATCTACGGTTAGGCTTAGATTGTCTCTGTTGTTACCCCATTGCTGCCATCCATACTCTTTGTCAATCGAGAAGAACGTGATCGATTTGTCGGAGAGCTTGAAGTGACCCTTGATGGTGTTTTTGGTTCGCTTGACGACTTCAGACTTAACATAGGTCATTGGTTTGTCCCTTTCTGCTCGCTCTCGCTGCTGCTATCTATCTCACAAGCTCCGAGCTAGCAATTAAGCTAGCTTTGCCTCCAAGGTGGAGACTAGCTTCTCGATGGTGGCGGTCTTTGATCCGGCGGTTTCGCGGTAGAATTCGCCAGTGCTAGGCCGATACCATACCGCATTCCAGCCGTTCGCTACCTTGAGGCATGTTACTACAATCTGCATTTTCTCGTCTCCTATTTACTACCTCGGAGCTTGTGATCTATGATATGTTGTTAACTGATGACCCCTAGAAGCGGTGAGCGGTGGCAGCTAATCCTTTGGTAAGCGGTGATCTAACCGCGGTGCTGGTCGCTAGGTGCTTCTTTTGTGGGGTTCCTCCGGCTACTTCCTCGGTATGTGTCCAACATACTCCTCCATAAACACGTTGTCAAGTGTTTTATTGTACTAGCTCGTATAATAGCTTCAAAAGTGTTATGGTAGATACCATAAAATGGTAGATACATGAAACTACGCCGTCTGACAGTCAAAGAAGCGAAGTTAGTGAGAGCCAGGGCGGCGGGCAAGCAGCTGGCCGAAGCGCATATAGAGGCCGGCTATAAGCCGCTCGGGACCAAACACGCTATGACAGTTAACGCTGATAGGGTGCTGAGTAAACCTAGTGTTCAAGCGGCGCTAGAGACGGCGCTCAAAAAGTACGACATAACGGTAGGAAATGCGCTTGCGCCAGTAGCCGATGCGCTTACTCATGAAGGTGGCGAGATAGATGATAAGAAGCTGAGGCTGGCGGGGAGTGATCGAGCATTAAGGTTGCTAGGAGTGCATGGCGCGGGAAGCGTAAGCCTGAACTTGCATCAGCATATACACCAACAAGAGGAGGACTATGATCTATGAACACCAAAGTTACTCAAGAGGACTATGATCTCTAGGAAGAGATGTTCGGTTTTTGTTTGGTGATGTTCGGTTTTTGTCTGTTGTCATCCTCACCAATAGGGTATTGGCGTATTCACCAATAGGGTGTGGGTGTAGTCAGCTTTGGAACCACGATGCCTAAAGATAACTATAAAGATAAAGGACCCTTACGGGATTTCAGAGAAGAGGGAAAGAGTAAGGCGGCGCGGCGCAGGGTCGCACAATGCACCTTGTGCGACTAAGCTGATTGTGGCTATGGTAAGGCATAAGATGGGGTAGGCTCGCGCCAGCCTAGTGGGAGCATAAGGGGTATGAATGGCTTGGGGTAGGCAAAAACCCAAGCGTCCGATGGAACGATGCGTCATATATATAAATAATAAGAGAGGCCTCGCCTCTCCCTCTTGGGACTCCTAAATGGAACGATCCACAAACGTCAGCAAAAATGATATACTATACTCAGGCGTGGTGAGTTGATATGGGGAGAGATAGTTGCTGAAACACTAAAGTTCAGCTGCAACTTAGGATGGCAATCTAAGCCAAGGATATACGAGGGTCGTGAGTCCCTGCCGTGAAAATGCGGAGATAGCCACCGCTAATCGGCTAGTAAACATCCCTCCTCATACCAGCCCGTCAGTTGGCGGGTTTTTTGGTTGGGACTTGCGACTAAAAATGTTATGCTAGATATATGAGCAATGCGAAGGGAAAAAAGAAGAAGGGCTACCGCGAATTCATCGAAGAGAATTTTACCATTGTCGACAAGTCCGGCCATGAGGTTCCCTTCAAACTCAACCCTATGCAGCTGAGATTTCTGGAACAAAAGAGCAGCCGAGACATCATCCTGAAGGGGCGTCAGATGGGATTCTCCAGCCTGATCTTGGCGCTCTTTGCCACCGACTTCCTGATGAAGAAGCACTCGCTTTCAACCGTTGTGGCCGATACCACCGATAACGCCCAAGATCTCTTAACCAGGGTCAAGCATTTCATCAAGAGCTATGAGCGCAAGCACGATCTCAAGATCCCACTTCGCTATAACTCCAAGTATGAGATCGTCAACTCCGCCCAGGAGTCTCGCTATATCATCGGCACCGCCCAAAACCAATCCTTTGGCCGCTCCAAGACGATCTCTAACCTCCATCTTTCGGAGTTTGCCTTCTACCCAAGTAAATCAGGCCTCTTAGCCGGGGCTGGATCGGCTGTCGTGCCGGGTGGGAACTTCTTTATCGAGACCACCGCTAATGGATTCGATGAGTTCAAATCTTTCTGGGACGATTCCGAACGCGGTGAGACTGGCTTTAAGCCGCATTTCTTCGCCTCGCAGGAGTTCTATCCCGAAGAGTATCTGGACAGAGAGCGTAAGCGATTGGGCAGGCTATTTGACCAAGAGCACCCCAAAGACCCCCAGACTGCTTTTATCACCTCCGGGTCCTCCTACTTCGACCAAGAGGCATTGGCGAGCTATCTCAAGAATACGCGTGAACCAACCAGCAACAAGGATGGCTTCCGCCGCTACCGGGATTTCGAGCCGGGGGAGTTTGTGGTCTGTTTTGCCGACACTGCGGCTGGGGGGTTAGACTACTGTGCGGCCCAGTTCTTCTCCCATAGTCACCTCGATGTCCCGCAGGTCTTCCACCAGAAGATCCTGGCCACCGAGATGACCCCGATTCTCCACCACGAACTGGAGCGGATCTCCGATCTCACCGGAGTCCCGCCGGTCATCGCCTATGAGCGCAACAACGGGGGGGTCTTTGAACTCGAGCGCTTGGCCCGGCTCAACAAACTCGCCAAGTACCAGATCTACCACCAGAAGCGTGGCATCGGATCGTCTCGGATGACCTCTGACTCTCCGAAGCTCGGATGGGATACGAACTCCGCCTCTCGCCCGAAGATGCTCCAAGACCTCAAGGAGGCAATCGACAACGAGATGCTTGAGATCTACGACAAGCCAACGATCACTGAGATGTTCTCGTTCGTGGTGGTGCCGACCTCAACATCGTGGCGGGCCCAAGCAGAGTCGGGAGCCCACGATGACCTGGTGATGAGCCTCGCCGGAGCCTTCCAGATGTATCAGTCCGAGGCTAAACCGGAGACTGGCCCGGTCTATATCCCCGTCGCCGCCGGATTTGGGGGCGCAAATGTGGGGGGGTTTACACTATGACCGATTTTGTGGTAAAGTTCTTATGCATTACCGGAGGACAGGGGCTATGATTCCCAAGACACTCAAGATCGGTGGTCACCGATACCGGGTGCTGGTTGTTCCAAAACTAGACAACGAAGCTATGGGTAGACACAGTCGGGAAGATTGCGAGATTTCAATATCATCCAATCAGTCGGATTCTCAAGCACAAGAGACCCTGCTGCACGAGATAATCCACGCCATCCAACCGGCCTTTAGCGAGGAGACTATAGAGTTCCTATCCCTCTCGCTCTTCCAGGTCTTATCCGATAACAAGCTAGATTTTTCTTTGAGAGGAAAGCATTAAATGAACAACATTATTCTATTCGGGGGCGCAGGCAGTCTCGGACGATCTTTCGTCGCCCGGCTGCACAAGGATCACGACCTAACTATTTGGGACTCCTCGGAGTGGGCCGTCGCGGAGCTCCGGGGTATTTACCCAGACTGTCGCTTTGTTCTAGATGACTACGCCAACTGGCGCTACGATAAGGACCCGGCTGATGTGATTATTATCCTGTCCGCCTACAAGCACGTAGACCTCGGGGAAGAGAACCCGGAAGCCTTCATCGAGAATAACCTGACCAAACTCCAAGCGGTGCTCAAGGAGGCCAACTTCGGCGGAGCCGACATCCTTTTCGTGAGCTCGGATAAGGCTGTGGAACCCATGGGCACTTATGGCTTCACCAAGGCCCTTGGAGAAAAGCTAGTACAACACTATGGTGGCTCTGTAGCAAGACTGGGCAACATCCTCTCCTCCTCCGGTTCGGTCATCCCTCTTTGGGAAGAAAAGATCAACAACAAACAACCCGTCCCGATAACCGACGAACGGATGGTTCGATACTGGATCAACGACTTTGAGGCGGCCGACCAGATTTGGGATATGTATAAAGCCGGGAAGAGGCTGATAATCCCGCAGTGTAAAGAGATCAGACTACTCGACCTGTTAGCCGAAGTTCTGAAGCGGCATGGATACAAAAAAGCCTCGGACTACGAACCTGGAGTTGCTGAGGTCGGGATGAGGCCCGGAGAGAAACTCCGTGAACGTTTGCTTTGGAGCCATGAGGAAGAATGAACCCCTACCAGCCTGTCCTCGACTTCGAGCGGGAGATCGCCGATTACTGTGGATCACCCTTTGCCGCCGTTGTCAACTCTTGCACAAATGCCCTACTTCTGTCTTGCTGTTACTTACAGGTTAGAGAAGTCACTATCCCGAAGCACACCTACATCGGGGTGCCGATGAGCATCGTCCACGCTGGGGGGACGGTCAAGTTTGAGGATCTCGACTGGCAGCACACAGGCCAGTACGAGCTTAAACCCTACCCGATCATCGACTCGGCGAGGCTTTGTACGTCAGATATGTACAAACCCAGAACCTTTACTTGCCTCTCTCTCCACTGGGGCAAGACCTTTAACTTGGGTTACGGTGGGGTGATCCTCCACGATGACCCTGATGCCCAAGAGTTCTTTGAGCGGGCGCGGGCCGATGGCCGAAAGCCGGGCGTGGCCCCGAAGGATGACAACCCGATTCTGGGGTGGCACTGCCCCATGAGCCCACGGGATGCGGCTGATGCGCTAGTGCGATTGTACTTCCTGCCGAAATACAACCACCCGTTGCCCCCCGAGCCAGATTATCCTGACCTATCCCAGCAATCTCCCTGGAAATGAGCTACACCGAACAAGCACTCGAGCTTCTCGAGAAAGACATCGTCTATCTATCACGCAAGTATTTTGTCCCCCGCTACGATGCCGAGGATCTGGCTCAGGAGTTGCGGATGCACCTCTGGGTGAAGCTCCCCAACTTCGACCATACCAGGGGCGTAACTCTGCGGACCTGGGCAAATACCGTGATGCGTAACAGATTACGTAACATTTTGCGCGATCAGACCCAGTTGGGACGCCATAACGGCCTCTCCGAGGTCTCTTTTGACGACCGGATCGCCTATCACGCTGAAAATTACTCCGAAATTGAGATGATGGAGGGCCTTTTGATAATGGCGGGTGTATATAACGATCAGAATGGCGAAACCCGAGTCAACTTCCAAGAAACTAGAGCGTTACAAGGCGGAGTATAGTCGGTGGTTGAATGAATTAGACCAGTGGCATAAGCGTTTTGATACAAACTACCGCCAGTACACCGCTTACAACTTAATCAAGGGCACCGAGTCGAAGATCACCGACCCTGTCGCCCCCGAACTCGTCGAGCGGGTGATCCAGAAGCTCTTCGAGAAGGAGCCGAAGTTCTTCGTCGAGACCAAGGGAGCCAATCTTCCCCCCGAGGTGAAGAACGTCATCACCGCGCTAGCTGAGTTCATCTGGTCCAATCAGGATATGGTCCAGTCTACTGGAACCATGCGCTCCAAGCTCAAGGTAGGTGCCAGAGAGTTCTGTGTCACCGGGAATATGGCGATTGAGACCTACTGGAATATGGTCTCCGACGCTCCGGACCTACGAAACATCGCGGTTGAGGATGTCATCTTCAATCCGAGCAAGAATCTCAAGACCTCCAACCGCTACTACGTCCGTCAGTTCGTATCGCTCGACTATCTGAGAGATAACGTCGAGATCAAGCAGGACGGTGAGGTCGTGACCGGACTCTTCAAATCTTCAGTCATCAAGAAGCTCGAGAGGCAGTTTGAGGACAACGACGGATTTAAGCAGGACCCGACCTCGCAGCAGGTCAACCGCTCCGGGTCGGACAAGGTTCAGAATGTCGATCAGATCCCGCTGATTACGATGTATGAGGGAGCCGACTACTGCCGCTTCGTTCTCGCCGGAGACGAGATGGAGCCGCTCGAGATCCAAGAGGGCACCAACGATGTCTTGAAAACCCACCCGCTTAGTTTTGCCATGGACATCGAGGTACCGAAGCAGCCCTACGCCTTCTCGATCCTCGACTTCCTTTCGGGGCTTATTAAAGCCAAAAATATGTTCCTGAACCAGATCGTGGACTACGGCTCCAAGGTACTCAACCCCCCGACCATCGTTGATCCGAACGTCGGTCCCCAGAACCTCCGCACCGTCGCCAACATGTACAAGCTCGGTGGCATCGTAACCGTCCCGAAGGACGCGATTTCGCACATGACAATGCCCTCCTTCGGCGACTTCGGCTTTAACGTCCTGGATTGGATCGAAGGCCGCTCCGAGAGCGTCTCGGGGATCGGCGCGTACCTAGCCGGGGTCCCAAACCAAGTCTCGGATAAGACGCTGGGGACCAAGGGCGGAATCCAAGCCCTGATCAGTCAGTCGACCTCCCCGGTATCGGATCGGCAGCAGAACATCGAAGAGTCGATCATCGAGCCGTTTGTGAACAAGTCCCTCAAGATGATGGGCGCAACCATGAGTGACCGAGACTTCAAGTGGGTCCTGGTCGGCGGCGAGAGCCAGCGCTGGGTCAAGGCGACCAAGGGCTTCTTAACTGGCGACATCAAGCTCCAAGACCTGATGGACGCAAACGTGATCGATGGGCCCGAGGTCCAGGCGATGGTGAACTTTATGATGGAGCAGGGCAAAGACCCCGCCAATGATGTCATCTTCGACGCCGACTGGATCATCCGAGTCGAGACCGGATCACTAGCCGAGTCGGACACCCAAAAAGAGATTGAGAACAAAAGGATGGTGATGGAGCTGGGCGTACAGATGGGAGTACCAATCGACGCCGAGAAGATGTGGAAGGACATTGCCATAGATGCTGGTCTCAAGGAGCCTGCCCAGTACCTCAAGAAGCTGGAGGACGTTCCGGTGGGCCAGATGGGCCAGATGGCTCCAGGGGCGCCCCCCCTCCAGACGCCAGCAGCCCCTCAGATGCCACCACAAGCATAAGTGTATATAAGAAACGGGAGGATGTATGGAACAACTTGAGGACTTCAACGACCGGTTGATCCGGCTTAGTGCCAGTGAGGACTTTCAGATCTGGCGAGACCAAGTCGTCAAACCCGAACTGGAGAAGATCGAGCAGGCCAAGCTCAACGTCCTGGCGCTCTCCGAGGCCGATGTCAAGGCGATGATCCTCTATGAGCTCTCCATAAAGGGGCTTTTCGTCAAAGCCTTCGAGCAGGCAGTCATCCAAAGAGAATTAGAGAGAGGAGGCCAAGACAGAGCAGAGTCCATAGGAGAGTAGGTAGGTACGTAAACAACTAATGGAGGAGATTGTAGGACTGTCGGGCGGCTTTGGTCCTCCGGAGCTGCCCGCTGGTCCTGTAATCACCTTTCAATCGAGACATAACTCGTAAAAATGAGAAAGGGTTCGCATGAGCGAACAGGACGCTGCAATAGAGGCAGAGCCAACTGCCGCGGAATCAGCACCCGCAGAACAAACCACTAACGATCCAGAGTCAGTCGAGGAAATCCCCGCGGAATCCCCGGTTGAAGAGCCAGCCAGTGCGGAAACTGAGTCTCAGGACGATAGTAAGAGTGTGCCCTATGACCGGTTCAGGGAAGTCAACGAGTCTAAAAAGGCTCTTGAGGAACGGAATCGGCAGCTAGAAGCACATTTGGCACAGCAAAATCCATTGACACCCCCACCCGAACTAGATGCCGAAGCCGCAGCCGCGGTCCAGACATTAGCTCAAGGGGTATACGAGCGCCAAGAGAACACTCGCTTCGAGTCGAAACACGCCAAGACCTTCGCTCAGGATAAGCTGCTTCGCGCAGCCTACATGACTGAAGTGCAAGAAGATATGCAAAAAGGCGTCTATGTCGATAGAGAGGAAGCTCTTACCCGCGCGAAGGCCGGACTTGAGGCTAGGGGCATTAAACTTGCCGACAAGGCCAAAGAGGAAGGCATTAAAGAGGGTCAGGATATTGCCAAGACCAAGCAAAAACTAGGTGCAGTCGGTGAGGCCGGAAAAGTGCCTGATGTCTCAGACGATCAGCTCTCCGCCGCCGAGCTCGCCAAAAAGTACAACATCCCCACCGCTAACTAGAAGTGGTCGAGCCTAGGGTGGGCAACAACAAGGAAAAATAATGGCTTATACAGCAACAGCTGACGTAACTGGGTTCCTACCCAATTACTACAGCAAAGTCTTCTTGGAGAGGCTCCAGCCCGGACCTCGGATGATGCAGTTTACCTCGAGTAAACCGCTTCCCCAGAACCAGGGCAAGGTAGCTTACTTCCCAAGAATGGTCGTTGACTCAACCATGGTTTCAGCTTACAAGCTGACCGAAGGTACTGTAGTCACGCCCGACAAGATCGACGACGCTCAGGTGTCAGCGACTATCGAACAGTTCGGTAGAGCCGCTGGTATCACTGACCTCACAGAACTCACCGCGATTAACGGTGTGGTTGAAGAGGCAGTCAAGGCGCTCGGAGATCAAGCCAACAACATTATCGACAAGCGCATCATGGATGAGTGTTACGGAGTCTCCTCAGCGGGAGCCAACGCTCCTACCGGTGCTGGTCTGTCGGCAATCTCATTCAACACTGTAGCTGGTGCCGATGGCGGAGCAATGTCCGCTTACGGAGTCTACACAGGTACTACCGAGTTCCGAATGAAGGCCGCGACTGTCCGTAATGGTGTGGCTGTGCTACTCGCAGCCAACGTATCTCCCTTCGATGACGGCTTCTTCGGCCTAGTGGTGCACTCAAACACCGCTATGCGCCTACAGGCTGACAGCGAATGGCAGACCGCGTACCAGTACACCGACCCAGAGAATCTGCGGAAGGGTGTCGCCGGAACTTACTCCGGGGCGAAGATTGTTATCGATAATAACATCTTCACCTCCGCGAACGGTTCAGGCGGGGCGACTCTCTACTTCAGCCTTCTGCTTGGTAGAGGTTGTGTTGGAGCAACCGAGCTCGATGGTGGAGTCAAGCACTACACTGTCGCCGGTGGCGCAGCCAAGTCTGACCCGATCAACCAGTTCATCACGATTGGTTGGAAGGCCAACTTCGTTCCGAAACTTCTCAACAAGAGTTGCGGAAAGATCTTGATCACGGCTGACGCGTAGACCACTAGCATAGGCTAGAGTCAAGGAATGGCCTCTCGAAAGAGGGGCTTTTCCTTTTGGGTGTAAATTGTTATGATAGATAAAACGGAGGATATATGACTAACCCATTTTCAGAGACCGAAAAGAAGTTCTCGATTCTGACTCCTTGCTACAAGGATACCTACAAGCACTTAGATAAGTTCCTCGACTCGCTGGTCAAACAGGAGTACAAGAGCTGGGAATGGTGCTTGACATTTGACGGAAAGAGTGCTAAGGGCCAGAAGGTTATGGATCGGATCATCAAGGACAACCCCGACCTTGAGATCTCCTACCACGTGATCGAACACGCCGGGGCTTGTGCGGCCAGAAACAACTGCGCCCAGTATGCGACCGGAGACTTCTACGCCTTCCTCTCACCGGACTGCTGGATGTATCCCGAAACTCTCAGAATGTGGGCCAACGCCTTTGAAGATCCCAAGATCAACCGAGTCTGGGGGATGTATGATGTGATAGATGATGACGGGAACACCATGTTCCCCGTTGGTCAAGCCCCAGTCAGACCCGATGGGTCGGTCTGGTATCCCGCCTTTCAGTGGTCGCCCTACGCCGACGCCTCGTTCCCCGTTCGCAAAGAGGCTTTCGTCCCTTGGGACGAGGACTGTAAGAGCCTCAACGACTGGGAATACTCTATAAGACTACTAAAACAGTCCGACTTCAGGGGTGACGACTGGAAGTACATCCCCTACCACTTCTTCGCCGCCGAAACGCCCCAGAAGGGGGGACTTTCTAACGACTCAGCCGAAAACTGGATTGAGCGGCGGAACTATGTCCAGAGAAAGAATGGCATCACGGCCAACGACATCTGCGTAACCTCGCTCGGAGCCCAGCACCACGCCTATAAGATCTCCGAGATGCTAGGTGCTGATTACCTCCCGATGCCCTCCTTCAAGCCCCACGACTACAAGGCGGTTTACCTGCTCGGGTTCTATTCGAGAGAGAACGGCCAGTCCCGAGTGACCCAGACCCACATGGACATCTTCACCCGAAACAAGGGCAAGAACATCGTCCATTGGATCGGCACCGACATCCTCGACCTATACTGGTTCGACTCGTTTATGAAACTAAAGGTTTTGAGGAAGTGGTTTAAGGATAACAAGGTCATCCACCTCTGCGAAGCCGACTTCACCCAGAAGGAGCTCAAGGAGATCGGGATTGAGGCCAAGATTGTACCATTGCCCGTACAATCGAAAGAGACCCTCCCGCTACCTGAGGAGTTCAGCGTTGGAGTCTATCTGCCGGGACGGGATCTCTACAAGGAGCCGCTGATTATGGAGGTGACCCGCAGTATGCCGGATGTCCAGTTCTACTTCTTCGGAGACGAGAGCCGAAGGGGGGTGAAGGGGGACAACTGGGAGCACCTCGGTTATGTAGACTTAGACGAGTGGCTACCGAAATTATCCTGTAACTTGAGAATCACTGATCACGACGGCCTCCCGATCACCCCGCTAGAGTTTCTGATGGCAGGCCGAAACGTCGTCACCAACACCCCGGTCAAGGGCGCGATCCGGGTCGAGGAGACTGTAACAAAGTTCAACGAGACTTCTATGGGCATTTCGGACTACCGAGAGCAGATCGTTGCGGGTATCCGCGAGGCCCAGAGTAAACCGCTGGATGAGTCGGTATCTAGGTACTGGCGGAAGGAAATCTCGGTCGAGAAGTATCAGAGGACGATCCGGGGGCTCCTGTGATAGATAATCTAATCCATGCCGATTGCGCCACAGCCCTTGGTGAGATTGGCGATAGCGTAGCACAACTTGTTCTGACCGACCCCCCCTACGGGATAAGCTACCAGTCCGCCAGGCGGACTGAATGGCAACGCAAAGACAAGATTGCCAATGACGATAAGCCAGCGATAGACTGGCTGCCGGAGGCTTACAGGATTACGAAGGATGGCGGATCGCTACTATGCTTCTGTCGTTGGGACGTTCAAGACGCCCTTAGGTCGGCCATCGAGGGGGCTGGGTTTAAGGTACGCAGTCAAATTATATGGGACAAGGTAGTACATGGCATGGGAGACCTCACGGGTGAGTTTGGCCCCCAGCACGAGGTTATCTGGTTTGCCACGAAGGGTAAATTCCAGTTCCCAGGCAAGAGACCCACTACCGTATTCCGCACACAGCGAGTATCACCGGGTGATCTGTCGCACCCAAACGAGAAGCCGGTTGATCTACTGGGTAGGTTGATCGAAGCAACGACAGAGGGGGGAGACCTGGTTGTAGACCCCTTCGCCGGATCGGGGAGCACGCTTTACGCCGCAAAAAGACTAGGTAGGCGGTATCTGGGCATAGAGATTGATGAAAAATACGTTCAGATAGCCAACAGTCGCTTGGCGCAGGAGGTGTTGCTGTGAAGCCGCTCGTCTCAATCGTCGTCCCCGTATTCAACCGCGAAACATACCTCCCAGAGTGCATTCGGTCTATCCAGGCGCAGACGTATAAGAACACCGAAATTGTTCTTGTCGATGACGGCAGTACAGATGGGGTTCGGAACCTTTACGATTTCTACACGAAGTCTGATAAGCGGGTTAAGGTCATCCAGCTGAAAGAGAACGGCGGGATCTCCAAGGCCAGAAACGCCGGGGTCAAGGCTTCGACGGGGGAGATTATAGCCGTCATGGACAGCGATGATGTAATGTTACCCAATAGGATAAAGGAGAATGTCAAAGCCCTGGAGAGGGTGGACTTCTGTACCTCGTATTACTGGACATCTGACAAGCACTTAACCCCGGAGTTCTCGCAGGTGATGCAGGTGCCGACCAAGACGACCCTTGAAGACATCAAGAACAATGCCGCGTGGCCGCACTTTTGTATTACCGCCCATCGCAAGTGCTTCGAGGAGAACCCATATAGAGAGGACTGGCGAGTCAACGATGATGGCTGGCTCTGCTGGGCGTGGTGGAAGGCCGGTTACACCTACAAGGTGATCCCGAAGCCCCTCGGCATCCAGCGGGGACACTCGGGCAACACCTCCAAGAACAAACTAAAAGAGATCGCCAAGACGCAGGCCATACTAGACAAGGAGTACGCCGAATGGGAGTGATGAGCTTTTCGGCTGAACCAGTACCTCATGTAATTGAACTTTTATCCAAGCACTACAAGGGCGGCTCGGTTCTGGATTTCGGTTGTGGGACGGGCAGATACACGGACATCTTTGATGAGGACGGATATTTAGGGGTGGACGGCTTTCCCGGTAATATTTCGTGGTGCGAGGCTAACTGGACAGAGAGAGAGTGGTTGCTTGCTGACCTCGAAACGTGGAAACCTGATAAGAAGTTTGACTATCTTTTCTCCTCGGTGTCAATGGAGCAGCTAGAGAACCTCCCGATGGGGTGGGCCCAGACCTACCTATTGGTCGAACCGATAGGCTTTAAGCACGACTATGTCGGAATCTATAAACCCCAAGAGGTCGTCGAGATTAAGGACGCGGAAGATGTTTTGAAGTTTATGGTGGCAAAGTGAAGGTAGCGGGGATTATTCGACAGGATAACGGGGTGGGATTCTACCGCATCGCCCAGCCCATCCAGTTTATCGACAAGGTCAACCCCGAGAAGTCACGCATCACCCCCTTTAGCGGCACGGGTCAGATCGTCAGGATCTTCAGCGGCTACCCCAACAGCGATGCCTGGTCGGACGAGACCCTGATGGAGATTTGTGAGGGCGCCGACATCCTTTGGACGACGATGATCTACGACCGAGAGGAGATGGTGAAGATGCTGAACCTCCGCAAGTGGTCTGGCGCCCGCTGGGTGGTGGACATCGACGATGATCTCTACAGCATCCCGGTCGATAACCCAGGCAAGGAGTCTGCCGAGAGCCTAAGATCCGAAGGAGAACTCTGCCTCTCCATCGCCGATGGGGTGACCGTCTCGACCCCGAGACTCAAGGATGTCTACAAGCACCTGAACCAAAACATTTACATCAACCCTAACGGCCAAGATCTCCGCTTCTGGGACAAACTCGTTAAAAGCCTACCGCTAGGGAAGAGCCGTAAGCTCCGGCTCGGATGGAGGGGCGCCATGGGTCACGCCGCCGACGTTTCTCTCTTAGGGCCAGCTCTCGAAGCCCTCCAGAAGGAGTACAACATTGAGCTGGTCACCTTGGGGCACCCGCCGTCGTTTAAGACCGAACACCACGACTGGGTCGGATGCCTAGACTTTCCGAAGACCCTCGCCAATCTTCGCCTAGACATCGCCCTCGTACCCCTGATCGACTCGCCCTACAACCGCTCGAAGTCTAATATTGCCATCCAGGAGTTTTCGATGCTTAAAGTTCCGTGCGTGGCCTCGCCGGTAGAGAACCAAGCAGATATTAAAGGCGTACTCTATGCGTCCAGTAATCACAGCTGGTACGAGCAGATCGAGCAGCTGATTAAGAGCGCCGAGCTAAGAAAGAAGAACGGACTAGCAACCCACAACTACGTAAAACATCATTACGACATGAAAAAGCTCACTACGCCACTACTGGCCTGGTTTGGTCAGCTCAAACTCCGGGATCTGCCAGCTCCGAGATAGGTGTATATACCTGATAGAGCTAACTTAGGTATATCATGGCTTCTCATCCTATCTTTTCGACCATCCAGCAGCGTTACCTCGATCTAACGGGCCAGCCAGACGGAACGATTGACGCTTTCGGCAATCGTAACATCAATCTAGCGGTTAATGACATCCTCAACCGCTATCCCTTTTCTTGGAATGTTAAGACCGACACCACAACCCTCTCTGGTGGGGCTGCCAATATGCCCTCTGACTTTAATCCTCGCTGGCCCATCGACGCTCGGATCGTGGCGAGCTCGACCAGCGATGACAATATCTTCCAAAAGATCGACGTAGCTGACCGAGACAAGTACGACTCGGACTCCTATGTCTACTGGCTGACCTTCGATACTACGAACAACGACTATAACTTCAACAGCCTGACCCAGAGCGGCACCGTCACCCTCTACTACCACTTCACGCCCTCGGACATGAGCTCGGCGAGCGACATCTGCAGAGTTCCCAGCACCGAACTCGTAGCTTACCAGGCTTCCGCGAAGAACTGGATTCCGGGAGAGCGGGACGAGGGGCTCAAGAAGGAGTACCAGGACGAGGCTAACAAGTACATCCAGGAGCTCTGGATCCTCGATCAACAGAGTGGCCCTCAGTATGGCATGAACTCAATCGCATCGACGAACTTGGCTAGCACGTCCTCGGGCGGCTTAATCGAGGTGTCGGGCGGCGTAGAGTTCACCAGTGGCTAAGAACTTGAACAGGGGGGCTGGAAAGCTCCAGAAACAATTCCGCTCCAACTTTGCGGGTGGCTGGAACAGCTATTTAGGTGTCCGTCAAATCAAAGACAGCGAGTCCCCCGATATGTCGAATTGCGACTTCAAGGGCGCCGAGGGGATCGGTAACCGTCAGGGATATGCCCAGATCAGTACGGTGGGCTCGTATGCTAGTGGGGTCAAGGGGATAGGGGAGTTGCATACTGCCTCCTATCATCAGGCACTAGCCTTCGTCTCTAATGCGAGCAACGTCATCGTGAAACACTCCACGGACGGTGGGGCCTGGACCCAGGTTACTGGCACAACCTTCACGAACATCAATATGGACGGCTGTCAAGCCTCCGGAAACTTCTACGTTGGAAATGGCACCGACGCGATGAAGCATTGGGACGGCTCCGCTTGGAACACTACCACCAACGGCACCATCGGGTACTACCCAACCTACTACAACCAACGACTCTGGGTACAGGACGAAACCAACCTAGACCGACTGAACTTCTCGGGTCAGTATTCGGAGCAACTCTTGACCGGTGGGAGTCTGGTGAACAAGTTGGCCGACTTCTCGGATGCGACATCGGGCTGGATCTCATTTCGGTTCGGATCAGGAACGGAGATCACCGGACTGCGGGTCTTCAAAGACGCTCTCTATGTCTTCCTACGGGATGCGATCTACAAGATTGTTCCCGCCACTGCGGCCAACACCTTTACTATCACCCTCATCACCAATGCCGTCGGCTGTGTTTCGCATCGCTCGATCGATCAGCTAGAAGAAGACCTGTATTTCGCCGCCGATGACGGAGTATACGCGCTGGGAGAGGTGGTCGACTACATCTCGATACGTACTACCAACAAGTCGGCCAAGATCCAGGGTGTGTTTACCAACCTCACGGCCACCAACAAAGCCAAGTTGGTGGGGCGCTACTTCAACTTCAAATACCATCTCTTCTACTCGCAGTTCGGTACCAACAACGACTCTGTGGTTGCCTACGATATTCGCTACGGTGGCTGGCTGGACTGGCGCAACATGGCCGCCAACGCAGCACAGGTGTACATCGACTCGACCAATGCTCAGTACCTCTACTTCGGCCATCCCACCAGCTCTGCGGTGTACAAGCTGTATTCCGGGACGACCGATGACGGCACTACGATCTCCTCGTATTTCAACACCAAGTCATTCGACGAGGATATGCCAGATGTGCTGAAGGTCTACTTTGACCACACGTTTGTCTTTGGTCTCGTCGAGGGCACGATCACGGTTACGGTGATCTTTGACGATAACCAAACGGCAGGATCAAGCTCGATCTCGCAGACCCGCCCCCAGGGAGGGCTCGGTAGAGATGCTTTGGGAGTCAAGGTTCTGGGGGGCGCTACCAATACCATCACTACCATTAACAGCGCTCGGGGTGTTCCCCGCCGAATGTCTGTATCTGACAAGAAGTTTGCCGTCCAGTACAAGATTTCATCTTCGGGAGACTGGCGACTCGATACCATCACCACGACCTTCAAGCCACTGTCTCACTACGCCTTCCCCTCGACCCATAAGATGACAGTCACATAAGTGTATATAGCAAGCAGATATGGCACAGATCTCGCAACCAACAGCTGATTTCGTAACCAGTACGCTCAATGGGGCGCTGACCGCTGGGGCCACCTCAGCCACCATCGGCACGGGCCTCAATCTCCCCGCTACCAACGGCGTCCTTCAGATCGACTATGACTCCGTCATTGCGGTTGGGGTAGATGAGGGGCCAGAGACTATCTTTTACACCTCCTACACCTCGGGAACGGGAGCGCTGGCCGGTCTTACGAGAGGAGTGGCTGATACTACGGGTGTGGCCCACGATAACGGATCCAAGGTGCAGCAGGGCGTAAGTGCCTACTGGTTCGGGAATGGGTTAATCAAGCAGGCAGACCTTAACACGGATTCTGGGGATCTGGGCGGGGCCTGGGCTTCCTGGACTCCAAGCTGGACGGCCGTAACTGTGGGTAACGGGACGGTTACAGCTAAATATGGACAGATTGGAAAGACGGTTTTCGCAAGGATTAAGTTCGTGCTTGGATCTAGCTCGGCCATGAACGCTGATACTACGTTTACCCTTCCAGTAACAAGTACGTCCGCTCTCTATACGGCGGCCGTATCGACAATTGGAGGAGCAAGAATGGAAGACACTGGGACAAATACCTATGAGGGGCCAGTTAGGTGGAGGAGCACAACGACCGCCGACATTGTTGTCTGGAACGCATCAAGCACATATGTACAGGTCTCGGCCCTAAGCACCACCATCCCGTTCACGTGGGGTAATTTAGACGAGGTCAATCTTGGATTTCTATATGAGGCGGCCTAGGTGTATATAAATAGCAGCACAAGATAAGAGAGATCATCGTGGCAGTATTACAGGATGCTTACGGCACACTACAGGGATCGGACCCTTACCTACAGGGATCTAGCTACGACTTGCAGCCTGCCTATGGTTCTCTCCAGCCTTCTGACGGCAGCACCATATCGACCTCGTCGGATACCACGACTGGAGATGGTACGGCTAGCACAGATACTGGGGGATCGACTATCTATACTGCCGAACAGCTCCAGGCTTCGTTAGAAGGATACAACCGAACGGTGGCCGCTATCAATCGAGCGTATCAGGCCGGACTCTTGAGCTTTGAAGACCAGCAGAACATGATTAGAGATACTCGGGACCGCAACCTCCGAGATCTCCAGTCCTCCAGGGAGACCGCTGATCAGCAGAACTCGTCTTACTTCTCACAGATCTCTCCCGATGCCTTCCAGTCCCAGATTGGCAACTACAACCAGAAGATTCTAAGTGCCTACAAACAGGGCGTGGACGACACTAACACGGACTTTGGAAATAATCAGACCAAGATCGACTTCGCCAAGGGCCAGTTTGAGGCTGCTAACCAGGATGCCCTCGCACAAGCACTCTCTGACTATAATTTGAGCGGGGGAAGCTATACTGGCGGCGACTACAGTTCGGGTCTCAACGCGAGCATCCCGACGCTCCAGCCGAAGGCAATTAACACCAGCACCCCGCTGATGGCCTCTCCGGGGATCGCACGGTTCTCGCCAAACGCCAATATAGGGGGCACATCTACCCGGCAGGCTCAGAATAAACCTCAGTCGGAGCTCGACAAGTTTCTCTACGGAGGTTAAGCCATGAGCGTACTCTCATGGCTCTCCCGAGAGGCTGGCAAGGCCCTCCGTCCGCTGCAGGATTACATTGACCTAACGCCTCCGCGCTCGAGCGGTAACTTCCGGGCTACAAATCCGCAGATCAGGCAGCGGGAGCTTTCTGGTTACTACGGACCCAGAGCTCAGTCCCTAGCCCGCCCCAAGCCCAAGTTTATAAACTCAGGCGCAGGGAGGATCCTAGGGGGTGTTGGGGGATTTACAACAGACGTTGTTAGGCAACCGCTCAACCTCTCTTACAACGTCCTGGGGGGTGCATCACGGGCTACCAACAAAGCTCTCGGAATCAAGAGTGAACCTAACCGAGTCGCACTCCAGGATCAGTTGGGTCTTCGGCAGTGGAAGACTGGGAAAGAAGCCGTTGGAGACATCGGAGGCACCGTTCTGGTCTCTGCTCCGATCCTTCGAGCGGGGGGTACTGCTCTCAAGGTCGGATCAGAGATACTTCGGGGAGGCGGGTTGGGAACCTCAACCGCGCTCAGCGAGAATCGAAACCCCACTTTGACCGATGTAGCCCTTCCGGCGGCAGGCGGAGGTGTCTTGAGGGGCGCCCCGGCTGTGCTGCGAGGCATCTCGGTCGGAGCGAGAGCAGCTGCTAGGGGTAATGCCGCGCTCGGTGAGGTAGGGGCGGTGGGGAAGCTAGCCCCCAAGCCGACCCAACCCCCACAAGTAGGTAAGACAGCCCCCGCTCTTCCCCCGGTTAAAGCTCCTGTTAGAAAAGCGGGTCAGGGGAGTATAGACCAACGACTAGAAGAAACTATACTCGGCCCCAGGGGAGTGGTCGCCTATAAAGAACGACCACTGGGCAAATTAGCCGAAAAGCTATCAATTGACCGTCAAGCCCGTAAACTTACTCAGCCAGTCGAACGAGGGGCAGATAAATTAGTAAGAGCTTCCTTGGAATCGGGTAGTCGTATAGCTAGGACACCCGGACGGTTCGTTGTCGGAGTCTCCAAACAAGCCGGTAAGAGCCGCGAGGAGCTGTCAAGGCTAGGAGTTTATGCTGGCGAGAGACAACTCGGAGATGTTTATGGAAAATCCATTGCTAAAAGTGGCGAAAAAGCTATACAGGGCGGTGTTCGCCCAGAAGCGGTAGCGTCAGCTCTTGACCCGCAGCTTTATACCGCTAGGGGCGGTAAGCCGTTGACTATAACATCAGCCGAGGTCAGAGAAACCGCTCGCTTACGCAAGATTATGGATATAACCCATGAGGGCAATTATAAACTGGGGTTACTAGACAAAACCAGATATAAGGCAAACAAAGGTACCTACTTCCCTAGGGATATGAGCAAGTTCTTTGAAGATGACCCCATGCGCCAAATTGCCAAGAACAACAAGATGGAACTTAACATATTCAAGCCCCGCAAAGACCTGTCCGATATACCAAGCGAGGTAATCAAGGCAGCCGAAACTGACCCCTATTTCTTAACCGCCATGAGGGTCCAGCAGTTCCAGCGCAATAAAGCGTTCGTTCAATATTCTGACTGGTTGAGTAAAAATGGTTCTATTTCACCCGCCCCCAAGAAGGGTTATGTCCAGATACCGGATAATAAGGCCTATGGTAGTTTGGCAGGTAAGCACGTTCTCAAAGAGCAAGCCGAGGATCTACAAGGGTTTATTTACGAGACCGGTGTGGCACAAGACATCATCTCGCTCCTAAATCGCTACGACCGCATAGGATTACGTCGAGCCAGAAAAGCAGTCCTGACCATCTTTAATCCTGGGGTTAGACTGGGAAACAGAACTTTTAACAACCTAATTGCCGGGTTAAATGGCATCAACCCGATTACTCTTAACCGGAATTGGGTTAGGGGGGGCAAGATGATGAAATCTAACTCCCCCGAGTTTCTGGAAGCTACCAGAGCCGGTATATTTAGCCCCAGCATGATCCAAAAAGAACTCTACCGTACTGGCGATATAGTACCCAAACAGAATATTGCAAAACGAGGGATAAAGATTGTTGGCGATACCTACCAGGCGGTCGATGATAAAGCTAAAATGGCGACCTATTTAACCTTCAGGGAGCGAGGGCTACCTATCGCTGAAGCTGCCGAACGAACGAGACGCATGCAACAAAACTATGATTTGGTTGGATTTATGTTTGACCAAGGAGCCAAAACCCCCCTTATTGGTAATGCCTTTATCCGATTCTCTTCCGAACTATTGCGTATCGCTCATAATACTGCTGCTGACAACCCAATTAGACTAGCAACATCGGCGGTGGCTGCAACCACCCTGGTAAATGTAGCAAGCAAAATGTCTGGGGAAACCCCCGAAGACCGTAAAACCCGTGAAGAGCGATTGGGCGCTCCGAGAGTACCGTTTACCAATCAGAGCCTAGAGATTCAATCTCCGTGGGGGGCTATAAATCTTGGACGGTTGCTCGGCCTAACAACCTACAACGACCTGACTGGCGGGTTGCAAGAGGATGTCAAGCGTTACCTACCATGGCAGATTCCACTCAAAAAAGACGAAACTGGTATCCACTTAAGCCCACAAGCCATTAGCGCCGACCCACTCCTAGGGCCATTAGCGTCGTTGGTTGCCAATAGAGATTTCAGGGGTAAACAAATAGCCGACCCAGATGCCGAAAAATATCCATCTCAACCGTTATCCAAGGACGAACAAAAGAAGAATAGGCTCAACTATTTGGGGATGTCGCTCTTGCCGTATGCCTCAGATGCCAATTCAATCAAAGCCTCACTGGATAAGAAGGAAAACTATTACGGTCAGACCCGTTCTCTCCCACAATCACTACTGCGAGTCGGCGGTGTTAAGGTCGAACAGTTCGGACGCAAGAAAGCCGAAGAACAGCGTGGCAGAAACGAATATTTCGACGGCGAGTTCAAAGATATCGAAAAGTTCAAACGAGAGAACCCTGGATTAGCCCCCAGTTTAGACAAGTTTTTGGGCAGGGAAAAAGACCGAAAGACGGGCAAGATACTCTACGATATAGTTAGCCCCGAAAAATGGAAGTTAGTGTCTGCGGATCATAGTCTTAAAACATATGACTTTCTAAAGGGTAAGGCTCTAAATGCCCACAGTAGAGATAAAAAACCCGTTGACCCCATATACAAGTTGCCCACCGAGAAACAGGTTAGATTGGTTTTGGAGTTGCGCTCACGACCGACGGGTGAAGATATAGAGCGAGAAGAAATCTTACGAGCCACCCAACCCTGGTATACAGCTTTTGAGACCGCTGAGAGAGCCTATGGAACCGCCAATACTGAATACTTCAAAAAGCTCGGTGTCAAAAGTTCTCAAGGGGCTAGAGCTGAAGCATGGAACAAAATAGGAATTGCCAAGCAACCCCTATTAGTTGAAAGATACTTCCAGTTAAGAGACAAGAACCCCGATGCTGCTAAAGCGATGTTTGCGACCACCAATCTTAGCGCCGAGTTTGACGTATATACTGCCGCTCGTCTAAAAGTCATAAATGCTAAACGAGAAATTGAGGGTTACGACCCGATTTCTGCCAATCAGTTCGATAATGTAACCTTCGGCTACGAGGAAGATGAGCGTAAAGTATTCAACGAATTAAAGTATGGGAAGGGTTATGGCGGTTACGGCTCCAGGAGTGGCAGGAGGTCCAAGACCTCCTCAAAAAAGGTCTCTATCCCCTCCACCAAAGTAAAACTTTCGCTCACCAAGTACGGCGGGGGTCAGAGCGCTACCGCGAAGGTCTTAGCCGCAGCTCCCAAGGGTGGAAGCAAGCCCAAGAATAAGGTAAGATTAAAGACAAAGAAGAGGAAGTCGTGGAAGAGTTTGATCGCCTAGAAAAGTCTGAAGACACGGACGGGGTCAGGCTCTTCAAGCCCGAAGTTGTCTTCGATGGCGAGTGCGACCACCACTTGGAGCCGATTGGTCGAGACGAAGAGGGCGTGATGAATTATAAATGTCGCTACTGTCCAATGGGCAAGAGGCTCAGAGATGAGTTTATAGTTGAAGACGGGAAGATCGTATGAGCGATCTTAGCATCCAGCCCAAGGCCGAACCAGCAGTCCCCGCCCCAGCCGAGGAAAAGCCTTCCGATACCCCCCCATACATCGCCTCCGAAGGGGGGGACGAGATGCCCCCGGAGCTTCACAAGGAAGCCGGGAGGATGCCCTACCTCATGGATCTTATCCCGGGCGGAACTCTCGCCTACGATACCTTCAGCGTCAAGGAACTCGCCGACTCAGTAGATGCATACCTCAACTCCAAGTCTGATACCAAGGAGAGGTACGCCGCTGAACTCAAGATTCTGATGAAGAAGTCTGGAGCCGAATACGAAAACGTGTATATAGCTATAGACCGACTCGCCGAGTTCGTCCGGATCGAGAACAAGATCTTAGAGTCCGTCCGCGAGAAGGAAGCGTTCGAGCAGAAGCCAGTCGAAGAGATGTCATCTAAAGAATTGCGAAGGAAGTTCCTTGCCACAACCTGACACCAAGGATAGCGCCCAATCAATATTAAATCGTAGCTACGAGCCTACCTTCGAGATCCTCAAGACGCTCTTATACGGCTACGACGGTACGGCGCTGCAGCCAGTCAAGGTCGATGCTTCCGGCAACGTCGAGACGGCTGATGGACTTGGAATCCCGCGCTCTGACTACTTGGGCTTCACCAACGCCGATGGAAACGGCAACTACCAGACGCTCACCTTTAAGAGTGGTGGCTCCGGGGGATCGACGACCGCCACCCTGGCGCTCACCTTTGACGCTAGTAACAAGATTACCTCGATCACCAAAACATAATGGTCTCGGTGATTATCCCCTCGAGGGATGACCGCTATCTTCAACCAACCGTAGAGGACGTTCTGGCGAAGGCGGAGGGGGAGGTCGAGGTTATTGTTGTCCTCGACGGCTGCTGGACGTCTCCAGTTCTCAGGCCGGACAAGCGGCTAACCGTCATCCACCACGGAACTATGTTTGATAATAGAGGGATGAGGGCATCCATCAACGCCGGGGTCGCTATCTCCCGAGGTGAATACATTATGAAGCTAGACGAGCACTGCATGATGGATCAGGGCTGGGATAATAAGCTCATAGCCGACTGCGAGGATAACTGGGTGGTGATTCCAAGACGCTATCGCCTTGATCCTGACACTTGGTCTATCATCGAGGATGGTCGACCACCGATTGACTATATGTACCTCTCCTATCCCTACGAGCGGCGCCGAGACCATACTTGTGGGCTACATGGAGCCGAGTGGAAGCAGCCGTGGCACGAACGCAGGGACATCCTGATCGATGATACCCCCTCGATGCAGGGCTCCTGCTACTTTATGAAGCGTTCCTTCTGGGATGAGTTTATCGTTCGGATGGAGGACGAGAACTACGGGCCGTTTACCTGCGAGGCTCAAGAGATCGGGATGAAAGCCTGGCTCTCGGGTGGGGCTCTAAAAGTTAATAAGAAAACATGGTATGCTCATATGCACAAGGGTACGTTCCGAGGCAAGGGCTACCGTTTCTCCAAAGGACAATATGCCAAGCGAGCCGTGGATAACGAGATGGGCCGGCTGTTCACAATCGACTTCTGGCTGGGCGACAAATGGGACAAGCGCGTTCGTGACTTCGCTTGGTTCATCGAGAAGTTTCCGACCATGCCCGGCTGGATGGAAAACTGGCAAGAGCAGCTAGCAATAGACAAGGCTGAAGAATGAAGAATCGTATCGAGCTCGCTAAACACTTCGCCGCGCTGGGGTTTACCAAGGGCGTTGAGGTCGGCGTCTGCGATGGGCGCTACTCAGAGATCCTGATGCAGGAGATCCCAGGGCTGACGCTTTATGGCGTTGACCCGTATATGACCTATCCCGAGTATACATCCTACCGAAGCCAGGATACGCTCAGGAAGGCTTACGAGGGGGCGAAGAAGCGTCTGGCCCCCTACGCCTACTACGAGTTTGTCCTGGCCTTGAGCGTAGAGGCAGCCAAGTTGGTACCATTTGAAGCCCTAGACTTCGTGTTTATTGACGGCAACCATGACTACGAATATGTGAGGGCGGACATTGCGGCCTGGGCGCCGAAGGTGCGCAGGGGCGGGATTGTCTCGGGACATGACTACTACATCTTCAGGAGCGGTAACGATGGGGTGGTGAGGGCGGTGGATGAATATACCAAGGAATACGGTTACGATCTTCAGACCACGGGGTATGATAAGGACGCTCATCGAGATGACAGACAACCTAGCTGGTGGTTCCAGAAATGATTATCGGCCACGGAGACATCGCCAGCGCCCTAAAGGACAGAGACGATCTGTTATTTTTTGCCTCGGGCGTTAGTTATAGCGGGGAAACAAAGAGATCAGAGTATCAGAGAGAGATCAATCTGCTCCTCTCGCAGCCCGAGAAGCACATCGTCTACTTCAGTTCACTCTGCGTCTTCTATTCGGACACCCCCTACGCCCAGCATAAGCGCCATATGGAGCGGTTGGTCAAGGGATTTACGAACTGGACGATCATCCGTCTCGGCAATATCACCTGGGGCAATAACACAGACACGCTTATCAATCACTTTCGGGAGCAGAAGCACCGAGGAGAGAAGCTGGAGATTCAGAATGTCTACCGCTACATGGTGAACAAGGAGGAGTTTCTCCATTGGATAGACCTTATCCCTCCCTGGAACTGCGAGATGAATATCACCGGACGGCGCATGACCGTCAGGGAGATCGTCGATGAGTATGTATGATCTCTCGATCCTGATACCCGCCAGGGGGGAGATGTTCCTCGCCAAGACGGTCGAGAACATCCTGGAGAACAAGCGCGGCCGAACTGAGGTTATCGTCGGCCTAGATGGAGAGTGGGCTGAGCCGGGAGTCGAGGATCATCCCGATGTAACGGTTGTCTATGTCTCAGAACCCATCGGACAGCGGGCCATGACTAACAGGCTCTGCAAGCTGAGCACAGCTAAATACGTGATGAAGATAGACGCTCATTGCGCCTTCGATGAGGGTTTTGATACAAAGTTAATGGCCGATATGCAGGATGACTGGACAATGGTGCCGACCATGAAGAACCTTCACGCCTTCGACTGGGTGTGTAAGAGTGGCCACAGACGCTATCAGGGGCCATCTGGGGCCTGCATGGAGTGCGGGGAGCCAACCGAGCGGGATATTCTGTGGCGGGCCAAGCCCTCCCCCAACAGCAACTCCTACTGTTTCGATACCTCACTCAAGTTTCGATAC